CTTAAGTCTGATTTTTGGTTTACCTTACTACTTGGGCATGAAAGCAAAGAGACAGGTAAGATTTTTTTAAAGGGCATGGCTCAGACTGCAGCAGAAAAAGGATTTGTTTGGGGTAAGAGATTTGGAGATGATAAGTTTACAGACTGGATGGGAGATGTAATAAAGCAATCCAGTAAAAAAGAAGTTAATAATTTTTTACTGCAAATACAAAAAACAACTGGTAATAAAATTATAGGTATTAAAAAAATAACACCTGAAAACTTAGGTAATATTATGGCATCTAGTATGTCTGAAGCTGGTAAAAGTTTGAATGCTATCAGTCAGGCTGCAAAAATGCTAGGTAAAGCTAGTGATGATATGGATGTTAAAGCCTTAATAGACGCTGCTATGGATATGGGATTCCTAAGTAGGAAATTTAAAAAGGTTGAGGACATATCAGACTCAAAAGCACTTGGTGCTGTAAGAGCTTTTCAAAGTAAAAATGTTCGTTTGTTAGTATCTAACCCATCTACAAGTGCTTTAAATGTAGTAGGTTGGGGAGCTAATGTAACTTTAAATACTTTTTCTGATATAGCTTTAGCAGCGGTGCATGTTACTAGTGGTGCTGCAAAAAGAATTGCAGGTTTAAAAGTTAAATCAGATTTAGATTTTAATGCTGCTAAAATATTGTTAGAGTCTACTCAAATGAGAGTTAAACTTCTTTTAGACCCTGATATGACACATGCAGCGTATCAATCAGCACTACTAAGAAACTCAGAGGCACTACAAAAGTTAAATAGTATACTTCCAGGTGGTGTAACTAAAAGCACTGAACTAATTACTAAAAGTAAATTTAAACCTGAAACTAAACTTAGAGAATTAAAAATTGATAATGTCATTGATACAATACAAACAATGACTTTAGTTAATGCACAAGATTCTTTTTCAAAGTCTCAAGAGTTTATCTTTCAAATGGATAAATTGCTTAGGGCTGCTCAGGGTAAGGGGTTTACTGAGTTCTATAATTCTCCTGATGCAACTAAGTTTATGGCAACTACAGAATATAGAAAGATTGAAGCTACTGCTGTAGATAGGACTTTAGAAGCAATTTTTTCAAAGTCTTATAAAAATAAAAGTGTAACTGGTCAAATTGCTGGTGTCATAGAAGACATGCGTGATATACCTGGGGTTGGTTTATTAATACCTTTTGGTAGGTTCTTTAATAGTACAATAGCTTTTGCAGGTAAAAATGCACCTGGTATAAACCTTGGACTAAAGGCAATGGGTAAGTTTGACGATACTACTTATAAAGAACTGTT